CTAACATTAGTGGGCTTACTCCCGTAAGTAAGTTTGAGGGGATGACCGATGAGCAATTAGAGGATTTTATCTATGGAGAAAAACAGAAGAGAGATATTGTTGTTGATGGCAGAGGCGGCGGATGTGCTGAGACGCCGGAAAGCGAAAAATGATTTTTGGTCATATTGTTTATATTATGACCCGAAATTCTTTTCCAGACGCTTATTTTTGAAACATGTGGCGGACGCTTTTACTCGTGTGTATGATTCTTATCAAGATGGTGTTATTCGCAGGTTGGCCGTTTCCATGCCGCCACGTGCCGGTAAGTCCTATATATCCTCGTTGTTCATCGCTTGGATGCTCGGTCACTTCCCGGAAGAGTCGGTCATGCGCAACTGCTGTTCCGATACGCTGTATAACAAGCTGTCGTATGACACGCGCGATATTGTCCGCTCTTCCCGGTTCAAAGAGATATTCCCGGATGTGCAATTGCGAGGGGATAAGCAGAACGTTCATGGTTGGAGTTTGGACACTGCCCGGCAGGTAAGTTACTTCGGGGCTGGTGTAGGCGGTACGGTAATCGGTTTCGGTGCGTCCATGCTCGCCATGACGGATGACTTGTATAAGAGTTTGGAAGATGCGCTGTCTGACACCAATAACGAAAAGGTCTGGTCGTGGAAGCAGGGAACGCATGATTCCCGTATCGAAGGAAATTGTAGCTCTATCGACATCGGTACCCGCTGGTCTGCCACTGACGTGCTCGGCCGTATGGAGGAGATGGGAAAGTATGACGAGATCATTCGTATCGCCGCCTTGGATGAGAACGACCGTTCTTTTTGTGAGGAGGTACATACGACAGAGTATTATCACGAATTGCGTGAGGAAACGGACGATTCCATTTGGTGTGCCGAGTATATGCAAGATCCAATCGAGGCAATCGGGTTGTTGTTCCCGAAATCGGAGCTTAACCGATTTAAATTGGCTGATATTGAGGGCAAGCAACCGGACGGTGTTATCGGAGCTACCGATGTGGCTGACGAGGGAGACGATGATTTCTGTGCTCCGATTGCCAAGGTATTCGGTACGAAGTATTTCATTACCGATGTGCTGTTTACGAAAGATAATGTCGAGATCACCGAACCGAAGTTGGTTTCCTTGATCCTTGATACTCGTTGCGACAATATGCGTATCGAGAGTAACAACGGTGGTCGCATATTCGCTCTCAATGTTCGTAAGGCGGTAAAGGCAAAGAACGAGAAATGTATCATTCAGGCGAAACCGACAACGGCCAATAAGGATACACGTATCTTGTTGAAGTCTGGTTGGATTAAGAAGCATTGTTATTTTTTGGAAGAAAGCGAGTATAAGAAAGGTTCGGATTACGACCGGTTTATGAAAGCTTTGACCAGCTATAAGAAAGAGGGTGGTAACAAGCATGATGATGCGCCGGATGGTATGACAATACTTGCCGAGAATGTAGAGTTTATTGGGTTGTGCAAGGCTAACTCTGTACGTCGGGTAGCAAGAGGACGATAATTGGCAAAATGGAAGTGTTTTTCTGATATTTGTGACACGTGTTAGATAAAATCCCGATATTTTTCTGCCACATACTTGCGTTTTGATATGTGTTCTTGGTTTTTACATTTCAAAGTGAACTTGTCTATACTGGTCGTATTGACAGCGAAAAACTATTTGCTTTTATATTTTAGCATAAAACAATTATGCCAAGTATAAGCGAAATTCTTGCGAATGAAGATTTTGGGCAGGTAGTCAGTACGTTATGTGTCGATACGATTGAATACCGGGAACCAAGAGAATATTACAGAGAATACCATGGTGAACGTCGTCGGCGTAAGACTTCAGTCGGTTGGCGTGAGCCTAAGCGTTTAGAAGTCTATTCGGATACTTTGGTGGATAAAAATGGTGAACCAGTACGCCTTCCTGATAAGATCGTAGATGTGGCCCGTATCGTAACCAACTTTCCGAAGAAGGAGGTGCGTACCTCTGTCGCTTTCCTGTTCGGCGGGCAAATGACGATTACCGGAGCTGATCAAAACGATGGCTTTCAAGAGTTCAAGCGTGTATGGGAACGCCGGTTGAAGATGCAATCCGTCTTGAAGTCATTCGCTCGCAAGGTGCTTTCTGAAAGTAAGGCTGCTCTTGTGTTCTATCCGTATACCTCCAAAGGATTAGACGGCAAATTGATTACGGAGTTAAAAGTAAAAACACTTTCTGTTCCCCGTAATGAAAATACTTTCTCTGAATTTTATCCCCATTTCGACGATAACGATGATATGGATGCCTTTATCCATCGTTACCAAGTGAACTCTAATGGTATGATCCGGAACAGCTGCACGATTTGGATGGCGGATAAGATTATTACGGCTATCGATGAAATGGGTGGCTGGGTGATAAAAGAGGTTCCCAATCTATTTGGGAAAATTCCGGTTGTGTATGCCGATGTATTCCAACCTGAATGGGATGAAGTAGCGTTTCTGATGGATGCTCGTGAAATGCGTATTTCTCGCATGGTGGATACAAATGATTACTATGGTGATCCGATGTTGAAGACATTCGATGTGGCTGACCTGCCGACTAAAGACACTGTCGGCAAAGAATTGTCTTTTACGTCTAAAGTACATCCGGAAACGCAACAATTGTATCATGGCGATGCGGAATACCTTACTTGGAACGGCTCTCAACCATCTGTGGATAAAGAGTTGGAAGAAACCAAATGCGAGCTGTTTTCCGGTACATCCACGCCAGACCTTTCCTTTGACAATTTGAAAGGCATTGGCAACCTGTCCGGTGTCGCTCGTAAATTCATGCTGATGGATGCGACCATCAAGGCGAGTGAGAACATGGAAACATTCGGTCCGGTCGTACAACGTTGTGTGTCGGTCGTGTTGGCCGGGATATGCAATATTACCAACATCAAGTATCGTCCCCAGCTGGTAAACAACCTGATCGATGTGGAATTTGGTTCCATTTTGCCGGAAGATTTGGCTGAAACCTTGCAAACACTCTCTGTTGCCAATGGAGGCAAACCGATTAACGCTCAGCGCACGGTTACGGCTCATTCTCCGCTAACAGAAGACTTGGACGAAGAAATGAAGCTGATGGAGGAAGAGGAAGATACAGCAGCGCAACGCAATAATATGATCGGCTTAACAATGGGATATGGAGAATGAAAGAACTATCATTTCATGAGCGACAATTCCTGCAATGTCTGTTCCGGCAACAAGGTAGCATAAAGTATTCGTTTGACGAGTTTGTCCGTAGGGTAGGACCTCTTCTGGCTAAATGGTCGGATCATGGCGGTGACCGTGTATGGATAGGCAACGCTACCATAGAGAAGCAAATCGAACGTCTGTTGGATGACCTGCATACGCAGCTCGTAAGCAATATATCCAATACAGTTACCGATGTATGGAATTTAGGCAATAGGAAAGCGGATGAACTGGTAACAGGTTATATCAAGGATATGGCCATATCCAGTACGTTGAAGGATAAGATGTTTTCCAGAAGTGCAGATGCGCTGAATACCCTGTTGAAACGTAAGGATGAATTTGGTAAAACCATATCCTCCCGTGTCTGGGATATAACGGACGGAGCTATGGATAATCTGGAGTATTATCTTTCTTCGGGTTTGTCTTCCGGCCGTCCGGCTGCGTTGATCAGCCAAGATATACGGCAATTACTAAACGAACCCAACCGTCGTTTCCGCCGTGTAAGGGACGCGAATGGCAAATTGGTCCCATCCCAGCCGATGAAAGATTATCATCCGGGGCAGGGTATTTATCGTTCATCTTATAAAAACGCCCTTCGACTAGCAGCAACGAAAACAAACGAGGCTTTTCGAACTGCCGATTATGAACGTTGGCAGAATATGGACTTCGTGATCGGTATAGAGGTGGAACGTTCACCAACGAATCACGGTCCGTGTCCTGTGTGTGACGCCAAGGCTGGCCAATACCCGAAGGATTTCAAGTTTACAGGATGGCACCCGTTTTGTATTTGCATATCTACGCCGATTATGATGGATCATGAGGAGTTCGCTGAATGGTTACTGGGTGATGGAAAGCCAAAGGATTCGATTAATGTAGCGTCCGATAAAGTGAGATTTAAGGAGATCAAGGAAAAGGCTTCTTTATTAAAACAAACTGTTATTCGGAATAAAGATTTTCGGAAAGATATACAGATTACCGGTCGTGGTATAAAAGAGTGGTTGAACCAGCCACATAAATATTACGAGAAAAAGAATGAAATGCTTTTGGATATAGCTTCTGTGATAAAGGATGCGGAATATATTGGTTGCGGAAATGATAAGCATGGATATAATGCTATTGTTCATTTGTTTGAGACAAAAGTGGAAAACGAAAAGTCTTGGATTCTTGTGAAAGAGCAGGCGGATGGTAGCACATCGTTATAT